TGTTTTATTTTTTCGTATGGATTAGATACCATCATCAGGAATAGTCGTATTACTAGATGATCCAATAGATGTGGGGGCATCAGTAATAATAGTCTTCTTATATACTTGCTTCTTTTCTATTTTATTCTTTCCAAAAATTGATTCTCCGCTCCAGGTATTATCTGGCCAGTCTTTATCATGCAACTTAATCCAGTTGTCGGCAGATAACGTATCCACGACTTTATTGTATTTGGCTATCGCCGCAGTTGCTTTCACCGTATTTAATTGGGAGTTATCGTGATAATATTTGTTCCAGGCATTTGTGTATTCTATTCCACATTTCTCCAACTTTGTAGGAATTGCAACTCTTACCGGTCTGAAATTTCGAAATCTCACTGCACGTTCGCTTTTTTCTTTATTTTTAAGAATGTATTCGACACGAACTTCCCACGATACACATAATGGCTCCATTAACATGTCGTGATGACAACACCATGCCCATTTTGCGTTTGATACAGATTTCCATGCTGCTTTGCAGTTCTCCAATTCTTTTTTAATTGTTCCTAGTTTCATATTTTCTCGGATTTTAATTCTGCCACAGAATAACAGTACTAGCAATTGTAGTCAACTTATTATACTTGCAACGATGCTATTGTTTTCTGCATATCTTGCTTGTCTCTGAAGAGGAAGAACCAGCTATTGCTCTTTGTAAGGAAATATCCAGATTTCTCCGAGATTTTCTTAGCAATATAATCATATACTTTCTCTCTTCGTCCTTCATCATAATCTTTGAACTTTATGCCCCGTGGAGAGTGTCTCTTGATAAAAGTATATAAAACGCTCTGGATATATTTCAATACTTCTATTGGCTTATAAGAATTGGTCAACCCATACTCAAAGTCATTTAATTCTTGGGAGTATTTTTTAGGGTCTCCGCCATCCAATTTCGGTCTCTTTACAAATTGCGAATGGGTTCTAATAAAAACAAAATTATAGAAGCCACTCAACGTTTTCGAAGAAGTAATTTCTATATCGAACGTATCGTCGCCAATTGTTATTGTCTTACGAAAATGAGAAACATCTGGCGAATCAAAATCATACTTATCATTTTCTTCAGGATCGAGGATTTCGACGTAGTAATCATTTTCTACTTGCTCTTGTATTTCCTCGTAATCGGCATTAGAAATATAGAACTTGCCTATTTTTTTGCAATACCACTCTTTAATTATACTTTTGGTGATATTACTCACGCTATTTAGGCTTTTTTATTGGCAAATTGGAAGCTGGTACATTCGTACTTATCATTTTTGAAGTATAATTTCGCAATGCCGCCATTGTTAATCGATAAAGTCCCATTAGGTATATCCCGATTTACTTTTAGTACTTCTGCTATATATGCAACAGGAAATGCCAATGATACATCTAATTTGTTCTTAACTGGGTCAGTTGTAGGAGTGATGCGAATGCGGTTTGAGTTGGATGTGACATATCCAAGAACCACTTCAAAGATTCCTTTTTTATTCATTCCTACCGAGAATGAATCTACATCTTTCAAGGCTGAACGAGCTTTTAAGAACTTCTCCAGGAATTCATCGGTTAATGGTACTATAACATGATAATCCGGGATGTCTTGTAATGATTTAGCAACCGGATCAATGGATGTGGGGTCTGCGCAAGTGCAATAACTTTCACAATTCTCGTCAGATATTGTAAATCCAAGAATACGATCTCCTTGTTTGTTGATGGAAACATCAATATCATCACCAAATGGCGTCATCATGCTTTTAACCTTCTCGGTATCTCCAATACAAATAATAAGGTCTTCATTGCCGAAGTCGGTGAAATCATGCATGATTACATCAATAATAAAAGACCTATTATCAGCAGCGGCTCTAGTATGAAGAGTTTTGTCTGCGGGAATATATTTCCACTTTGTCTTGTTAATCTCTCCGCCTAAAGCGTAGCGCCGAATAAATGTCTCTAAAATTACCTTTTTCATGATTTATGTGTAGTATAACATGGTTTGGGGGACAGTCAATTTTTTATATCGGTAGTCAAATCCACGTCCACTGCCGGTGTTCCGTTTGTAACATTGTACTTATTTTTTTCTCACACATTCGCAAGTCGTCAGCATGATTTCTCGAACAAATATCCATTAATTCCCATTTATTGCTTCCATTTTGTATCATCCAATTATGGATTTTGATTGCTGCATCTATCACGTCTTGCGGCACGTCTATTTCGTGGTTTTTTGCAATTTCGTATATCATAGTTGTATATATCAAAACTCTTCCGTAAAATCAAATGTTTTAGAAGCCAAAATGCCTCCTCTATTTGGGTATGACCATTTTACCGCATTCCATATTTCCGACAATTTACTTTTAAGTTCCCGCTCATACATCTTCTTTCTATCAATATGCTCGGCAATGAAATCTAAAATCTGGTCTGGATCAGTATCATCATCCTTAAATGCCAAGGCTTCGATATTAAAATTATTGGGCAATAAATATACCCACTTTATCTTCTCACTATGAGAGATTTTCTCGTATTGCCGATTCAATTTCCACACTTTCAATAAATCGTTATATCCTAATGCCGCTTTGACCTGAGCAGGAGTTCGATTAACGAATTGAAATAACTGGCGATTGGAGGGATTGTAATTATATTCACCATCCCGAGAGACAAACTTAACTGATGTGGTTTTTGCAAGATCAGAAACAGGACGACTTTCAATGGTTTCCTCAAATTGCATAATACGTTCATCCAGTACTTCTTTAGGAATATCCCGAAGCAAGGAATCGAGCACATTACCAACAAACTTTCGGAAAGCAGCAGGGAAACTTGAACGAACAGCATCAATGCCTTTAACTTCCAATTTGCCTTCGCTGCCATCTTTAGACTTGATTGGGGTTTTCTTCTCCATATCAAAAACCTTGAGCAGAGCATATCTCTTCTTAACTACCCACAAGGCTTTTCTGGCAATAACATCGGGAACAATTTTAATACAATTATATTCTGGGGCTATATTAAAAATACGAGGCACCATGTACTCGTAGAACTTATTAATTCTAGTTGCTACTTGCTGAACCCATTCAACAGTAAACTCGACCATTTTTTGTTCGGGAATATTTGATAATTGAGCGATGGGTAATGAAGAAAAAAATACACTGTCAGTATCGATATACTTCACGAAATCTTGTGTTGGGGGAACTACTTTTACGTCATTGAACTTTGTGAGATACATATCATTCACCAATTTCTCGGCAGAACGAATAATTTCTTGACCTGATAAAGTTACGGCCTCCGCATTCGCTTTATTATAAAATCGCCACACAGGCAACCCAATGCACCCATAGACGGAATTCGAAAAGATTTTTTGCCTCTTTTGTCTTCGATCATAAAACTGTTCCTTTTCCTTATTACCTTCTTTCCCATATTTAATTGCCAGTGCTCTATATTCTTTTCGTTCTTTAATCCATTCATTGAGAATTGTGGGTATAACGCCCCGCACATCTTGACGATAAATTGCACCGTTCGAACCTATGCCAAATGTATAATTCGCAATCATTTTCTTAAAATCTGCGGCAGAATAAGATTGATCTCCAATGCGTACCACTGGTATTTCACCTTTTCCAAACGCTATAGCATCCCATCCCTCGATTTCCCCAATCCTCGTTTCGGGACTTATATTTAATGATGTGATAGTACTGGGATACAGAGCCGAAATATCAGCAGAACACACCCAATCATACAATCCAGGAATGGGTTCTTTCACGAATGCTCCCGCAAATCCTTCTTCACCCTCTTTTTCCATTTCTTCATACATCTCACGTCCACCAAGAGGCTTATTCGGCGCAACAATTCCCTTGGAATGAAGATAAGAAAGCATTGCACCATCAATCCAACGGGAACTCATCTGGAACCACTCGTATTTTACAAATCCCTTATGACATACCGAACGAGCCAGATAAATAAAATCATACTTTTTATCCAATTCCACTACTACTTTAACATCTACCAGGTTATATTCGGCATATCTATGAATATCGGTTTTATACAAATTGGTTAAACTACCCTTATAGGTTAGTTTCTGAATCTTTAATTCTTCATCCTTGGCAACATTGGCAAGAGACCACGAAGGTTTCATTTCACCAACGAACTTCTTGTAGAGTTCTTGATAATCCAAGCATGAGATGCCAGCAATGACCATGCGGCTATTAAACTTATTTTGATATACAATCCCAACCGGAGAGAGCCGATAGGCTGTTTGTTTTCCGAGAACAGCACGAATACGATTAAACAGATATGGAAGATCAAATCGATTGGACGACCATCCAGTTACAATGGATGGACGAATCTCTTCCCAGGTAGTCAGGAAAACATCCAACAAACTATCTTCGTTACTGAATGAACGAGTTTCTAGTTCGGGTGTGTTATTACTCGTAATTTTGCCTTCGGGGTCAAGAACATAAGAATAGTATTTATTTCCCGTCTGGTCATACAAGGCAATGGCAGTAATTGTCTTATCGCCTTTGGTGACATCCGGAAATCCTCCAGTACTATCTACCTCAATATCAATTACTACAATATTGGCATTTTTTGAGATTTCATCATCATTCGGATAGCGGTCCAACAAGAACTTTGTTTCCAGCGGCACATCTGATTCGAATAATTCAGGATCGGCTTCATTAAAACTCGTTACTCTATCCAATTTATCGCCATAAAGAGAAATGTATTTTCCGGTCGGACTTCTTCTGTATGCATACTTTACAATACTTATAGGGAAGGTCTCGTGCCCTTTAATATCATCCCAACAATGGATAATCCCATTCTTTTTATCTATGAATACGTCTTGATAAGCCATGTAAAATTATAGTCCGATAATAGCCACATTATGCCACAATTGCACGAGAATGGCAACTTATTATAACGAGAACGTGTGGAATGATATGCCTAAACATATTTATTGCTGTGATTAAACTCAAAGAAATGATGCGAGGGTACGATGCTGGTCAGGCAATTCTAACCAACGATCCAGTCGAATTGCATTTTGCCGAACCATGTCAACTACCCACGACCCTAAAGGGTCGGGGCTTGTAAGACCCTGACACTTGCCAAGGATTTACATACATTCGGCGTATTGACTGACGCCTGCCCATAAGTCAGATTTGTGGTCTGTGATACGGGAAGTCTGGATACTTTTGCAATGTTAATTGCTGCATTAATATCCGCATCGTATATCAATCCGTTCTTCGAGTAAAATCTACAACCTCGTCTTTCACCTTCAACCTTCCCTGTTACAGAATCGGTTTTAGAAGTGTTGTACGGGCAAACTAACACAACATGCTTTCCCATGTTGGTTGCCTTATAGGTTATTACTCTGCGAAGTTCATATAATGGAACTTGTGATATACTATGCTTATTCTGGTATGGATTTTTCTTTCGTTTTATAGATTTGAGATTTTCTAAACAAATTGTATCGGCTTCTGTATTAAGAATGAGATTAGCAATTAAGTGAGTCTGGTTTTTATTTTGATGACGTTCTTTCCTCCTGAGAGAATATCTTAATTTTCTACGAGCACTTTTTGTCCCACGAGATTTTAATGCGTCTTTTTGATGTCTTAATCTTCGTTTTCTTTCATTGAAACATTTGTCGATAATCAATTTTCCTTCACTTGTGGCAGCACTTCGTCTAACGCCTAAATCAACTCCCAATGCCAATCTCTGTTTTACTTTTTCTTGTTTATTCTCAAAAGATAAAGCAATATAGATACTTCCGTTATGTTCATAGATAAGCGGGTCTTTATATGAATATTTCTCAAGTAGTTCCTTTAATCGGGGATATACCACGAACTTATAGGTTTGCCTCTTTCCTGTGGTAGTAATACGAATAGAGAACTTATCCGGGATAGAATAAAGTCGTTTATCCAGTCGCATTGAGAGATTTTTCTTTACGATTGGTTTAGAAATCTTATGTTTGTTGGATTTAACAGACCTATATCCAGCCAATACATCATGTTCTGCTCTAATAATGACTTGGGCAGGAATTTCTGGATTTGACTTGCGGGCATTCTTATAGACTTTGGAATGGAGGATTACAAGGGATTTAGTTTTTTCCGTAAATTGTTCTTTGGAGGCGATATTATATACTAATTGCTCCATTTGGAGGAGTTTCCTTAGTTCTTCGGTATTTCCGAGCAATTTTGTATTATATGTAATCATCATATATAAGTATCATAGTTTTTGGAAAAAGTCAAGTTTTTTATGAAATAGATGAGAAATAATTAATGGCGGGCATTCCTCCCACACTCTAAAGAGAGTGGGTTTCCTGCCCGCACCGAGATGACACTCGGGGCATTCTACAAAAAACAAGTCCCCATCTCGATTAACCGCATGAAGATGTTGATTTTGCTTATAGCCTTTTACCTCGGCAACAATGTCGAGTGGTTTTGCTTCTTGTTCACCCATTGAATTATTTTCAGTAATCATATATTTCTTTGTTGCAATCTCCGCATCTATTTTAGCAAGGCGAGACAACCTTTACCCCACGCACGAATGCCCGATGTTCTACTACTACGGACCTCGTATCCGTCCAGTAGGACGGGAGAAAATATGGCTCAAACGCCACCATGTAAATATGTGTAATGCCAAGAGTTCGAAGTTGACTAATTGCTAGTTGCTTGTTCTCGGATGTTTTAAGTTGTGATGACCTAGCCCATAGGTTCAATCTCGTATTTTTAACACAATAAGCCCGCCCATTTTCGATAAAACATGGCTTATCAACCCATTTAAATCCGGCATCAATAATTTCATATGGAGATAAAATCATATATGGGTCGGAAATACCAGGATAATGCCCATATTTCATTTGGCCATGCAATTCTGGCTTGGAATTAATATCAAATGCTTTAATAAGACTGCCCACGAAAGGCAGAACGGCAAGATTTACAAAGAAAGTTCTTCTATTCATGCGCAAAGAATACCACATATCAAAACACCACGCAACTTATTATATTTGCGAAAAATCTGGCGGAGACTCTATATATTGAGAAAGGAGTTCATTATGCCCGAAACAAAGACGAAACCACAACAAGTTCAGCAATCAATTACACCAGACCCCGATCTGGAGGCGCTAAGAGAAATAACAGAGAAGATATGGGAACCGAAAACCATTAGCAGGTTTGTGTGTTATATAACGGATAAAGACAAAAATCAAATTATCCCACCATACTTAATCAAGGAAATCACACGACCCAGTGCAATCTTGAAACATGATCGTTGGGTATGGAACCCAATCCGAATCAAAGTATATGATCCAATCGTACCAACTACGGCACAAATATTTTATAATTATATAACTCAAGGTCATGCCAAAAAATTCGATATTACCATTAATGTATTGGGGCCGGTTGGAGATTCCGTAGAAAAGTGGGAAATCAAGAATGCCAAAATAGTCGAGGTTGACTTCGGTACTCTTGATTGGTGTGACGGGAAGTCAAATGAAAAATCAAAAATTGATGTTATAAATGTAGTGCACCATTATAAGGGATCGCCTCCACTCGCAATTGCGGCCACGATCAAATATAATTCTGCAACATTATTGTACTAAGAAAAAAGGAGTTAATATGCCAAAAACAAAAAAGAAAACACAAGTTCATAAGAGATCAATAACTACAAACGATGCGGTGAAAAAAATGATGACTCATACGTGGGAACCAAAACTCGATAGCAGGTTTTTGTGCCACATGACAGGAAAAGACGGAAATCCAGTCATTCCTGTATTCTTAATTAAAGAAGTCACGAGGCCAAGTATATCAGTGAAAAATAACTTACAAATGTGGAATCCACTCCAGATTAAAATGTATGATCCGGAATCGCCAAGTGCAGCGAAATTATTATATGATTATGCCAAAGCGGGCATGGGCGAATTTGATATTATTATTGATGTGCTAAATCCTACTGGAAACTCAATAGAAAAATGGGAAATTAAAAATGCTAAAATAACCGATATTGATTTTGGTACTCTCAAATGGTCTTCACGAGAACCAGTCGAAATTACAGCCACGATCAAATATAGTTCTGCAACATTATTGTACTAAGACGCCCCGTACCCGTCCATCAATCACAAAGAATTGAACGGCATTTGTCAATGCGTCTGCTTTGTTTTGCAAGGCAATAATAGAATCTCGTTCAACTGAACTAATAGTACGAATTGTGGAAACGATGTCGGTATCAAGATGTCCTGTGATAGCTTTATTTCCTTTCTTGGCAATATCTATTCGACTTCTATCTCCACGTACTCGCAGCATTCCATCCAGTACATAGACAAGACTTCTATTATCACTGATATGGAAGAGAAACTTACCTGTTTCCATTTGGTACATTGCCAGCGGCGAACTAATTGAAAAACTTGAATTAGTATCTTGAATTGGATATAATACCACAAAAGTACCCCGATTAAGTTCCAGACTAATATTGTGAGACCCAAATACTGCCGGTCTAGGAATATCTCCCAGGTTCTTAACTTCCTGGTCAAATACACTAATACTTAAAATTGAATTAGTCTCCGCCAAAACAATTAAACCACCACTAAAGTAAAAAGTGGTCTGAAGTAGCGGATGCAATTCAATAATCGCTGTACTCACCATCCGGGATTCACCGGCAGACATCTGATTAGTCGATGCTATACCTCCTTGTGTTATTAACTGATACTCAACAGGCTTATCAACGCAAAATACTCCGTTGGTAAAGTCGGCTCCCAAAAGACTTATCGTAAATAGTAAAATTGCAATTAAAATGGCTCTCATCATTATTATAAATAGACCGACCTTGTTCTTTATGCTAAAATCGCCCACAATGAGAAAGAAAACCGTATCATATTCTCAATTCTCAACTTGGTGGTGCTGCCCTCAGCGTTGGAGACTTGATTACATCGAAAACTTGAAGACATTTGAGGATAGTATTCATATGTCCTTCGGAACTGCCATTCACGAAGCCATTCAACTTTTTCTCACTACTCTCTACAATAAAACCGAAGAAGAAGCCGAGGCCATTGATCTAATTCCTATTTTTATTGCCGCCTTTCAACGTGAAGTAACCAGAAAACATATTCCTCATACCCAAATCGAGTTCAATGAGTTTGTTGAAGACGGTAAAAGTATATTAAAAGAGTTTACCGACCCCGGAATACGAAAGTTTCATTTCCCAAAAAACAAGTACGACTTGCTCGGCATCGAAAAAAAATTTCTTCTGGATGTCGTCAATAATGTCACCCTCGATACTCGCCTCGATATTGTACTAAAAGAAAAACAATCTGGCGATATTCGTATTGTTGACTTAAAAACATCTACTAATGAATGGTCAGCATATCAACGAGCAGATTTTACTAAAACCAGCCAACTTCTCCTCTACAAAGCAGCATATAGCAAAGCCAATAATATTCCTCTCGGCAAAATACACGTCGAATTTATTATCCTTAAACGTAAACTATATGAAAATGCCAAGTACAACCAATCTCGTATTCAAGTATTTAAACCTCCGGCATTCCAAGATAATGTAATGCAAGTCCTCAAAGAGTTTCGACATTTCGTTGAATATAGTTTCACTTCAGAAGGCCAACATAATACCACGGCTCGATATCCTAAAATCCCCGGTAAAAATCAAAATAATTGCCGCTTCTGTGCCTATGGCAAAAATGGCAAGTGCAACAAAATTGCGGAATCCCCAATTAAAATAATCAACTAAAAAGTCCGTTTTTCTTTCGGCTCCATAGTTATATGTCGACTATGCATCTATGTTGATGCATTAGTACTTACAATATATATGACAAAAAATAAAGTTGCAACGACAATTAAAATCCCACCGGATTTATACGATTATTTCAAAGTACTCGGAATAAGACACCGACTACATCTTCAAGGTCTCATCGAAAGAACTGTGTTCCGCTATGTTTATGATGAGAAATATCGTGAAGAAATGAATAATTTCGCTATTCCTCATACCACAGAACCACTGCCACCCTTCGATGCCCCATCTGTTGTTCCTCCAGATACTGCTAAATCTATTCTAACACCAGTTCCAACCAGTCAATAGTAGTCCCGAAATATAAATAAGATTTTTCTTACTTTCGTAAGATTGGTCTCTATTTATTGTTATGATGAAGAAAAAATCTGATAAATGGTCAGTACAAATATCCGTTCCAACGGCGGGTGCTTTAAAGACATATTGCGATAACAATGGATTCAAGATGAATTGGTTTGTCGAACAAGCAATCCATCTTTGCATTAGCGGTTCGTTAATATTGTCTTGTGTTCGGGCATCTGTTTTGAGTTCTGGATCGTTTGGAAAATAATAAAAATGTTATATGAATAAAAAGAAAAAGATACTATGGATAGGGGATGACATCCGGTTTTCCTCGGGAATTAGTGTTTCGAGCCGACAATTAATTTTGTCGACCGTACATAAATATGATTATTTCTGTTTGGGTGGAGCAATAGCACATCCAGAAAAGGGCCATATATTTGATTTGTCTCAATCCACCAATGAGATAGCAAAAATAAAAGATGCTTACGTTAAAGTAATGCCAGTCGATGGGTATTCTGATGAGCAAACTTTATTTCAAGTTATGGCACTTGAAAAACCAGATGCAATTTGTTTTCAAACAGACCCAAGATTTTGGGGATGGTTGTGGGCATTGGAGAAACAAATACGAAATAATATTCCTCTCTGCTACTGGGCTTTGTGGGACAACCTCAACTACCCGATGTACAACAAACCATTTTATTTGTCTAATGATGCGATCTTTGCTATTAGCAAACAGAGCAACAATATTCATAAGTGGGTGTTAGGACCAGAAAACTGTATGACAATCAACGATAAGGGTCCGTTGAATGATAAAGTATTACTTCATTATGTGCCGCATGGTATTGATCCTGAGACATTCAAGCCGATTCCCAGAGATGACAAAACTTTGATTGAGTTTCGGAAGCGGGTATTTTCTGGTAAGGATTACAAGTTTGTTATTTTTTACAATAGTCGCAATGTACAGCGTAAGCGGACCAGTAATATTATTTTGGCTTACCGCCAATTTTGTGATAATCTATCAAAAGAAGAAGCAGCCAAGTGTGTTTTAATTTTACACACCGAAATTATGCAGGATGCTGGCACTAATTTACTTGCTGTCAAAGAAGCATTCTGTCCCAACAATAACATTATTTATTCACCCGGAAGATTATCTCCGCAAGAGATGTGTATGCTTTACAATATAGCAGACGTGACGGTTAATGCTTCTAGTTCCGAGGGATTTGGATTGTCGGTAGCAGAGAGTATAATGTGTGGTACTCCTGTTACAGTAACAGTTACTGGAGGATTACAGGATCAGATAGGTCAAGTTACTGATGATGGGAAGCCAGTTGAGTTTGATGCGGATTTTGGTTCCAATAATATTGGACGATATAAGAAGCATGGAATATGGGCATATCCAGTATGGCCGGTGACTCGTTTGGTGCAGGGCAGCATTCCTACTCCATATATTTTTGATGATCTTGCCAGGTGGGAAGATTTTGCGGATGGATTCATGTATTGGTATTTGATGGATAGCAAGAAGCGTGAAGCCTGTGGAGCAGAGGGGCGCAGGTGGGCATTAAATGAGGGGGGGATCAATTCTGAAAATATGGGAAGAGCATTTATTGAAGGGATGGAGTATGTTTTTGCGAATTGGCAGAAGCCAAAGAGATTTGGAATGTACACGGTTAAGGATTATGCTGGCAATTTGATGATTGATGGTCATTTGGGGTTTCCTATACCGAAAATCGATAAAGAAACCATACAAAAGAAAATTGAAGGTTTAGCAATATAAAAACTTGCCTAATGTTAGCAATTCGGTTATACTTTGGGGCAAAATAGAAAAAGATATAAATTATGACAGCAAAAGAAGCAAAACAAAATGTAGATTTGTATAATGCAGCGTATAAACCACCAACGGCGGCGACAATATTAAATGATTTATATTGGCTAATTAAATCTAGATCAGAAAACGGATGTAATTTTATAATGTGGGCGTTTTCGGAATCTAAAATTCCTCGGCCTACTATAGATGCAATTTTGAAGATTCTCCGTGATAATGGTTATACGGTAAGAGACACATGCACTGGGTATGAAATTAGTTGGGAATAACAAAAAATAGAAAAATATGAATATACTACAAATTAAAAGTGGAACCAAACAAGAAATCGTGGAATATGTTCGTTCTAAAGTTAGCCGGATTATTATGGATATAACCACATCTGCGGGTGGTTCGCCAGAAACGTTTTCTCCAGGAGATTTTAAGGAGGGAGAACTTGTGGAAATAGAAAGCAATCCTATTGAGCACCAAATCGACGAGTGGATTAAACAGGGAAGTCCTCTTGTTGTAGTATCGCTGGCTGGATGGCATGGGGTGGGAACCTATCAAGAACAATTTTTGGTTGCCGATTATGCCAATGTTAAGGTTGATATGGAAATAGAAAGATTGGATAACCCAGAATTGAACCGACGTTCGCTTAAATATAAAAACTGGATAATTCAAGTTTAAACTGGATGGTAATAAATCAAGGCAAAAACAACTGAAAACTTAAAGCAATATGAATAGAAAAACTTTTCTCACATCAGTAGCAGTCAGTTTGGGAGCATTAGTATCTTTTCTCTCATTTCGAAATATATTTCTTGGTAAAAGACAAAAAGTTTCCGATGGATATATTGATCTGAGGGATAAAAGTGGCAAAGAAATCTGTGATGGTGACATAATTATCCACGATCTTTTTTCCGATTCCCGCCGTTGGAATGAATCTGTTCCAACGAATTTTCAAATAACATCGGTTTCCACCAACAACGGAATAGTTTATTGCTTCCAACTCTATGGTGAATCTCCGATTCATAATAAATGGAAAAGTGAAGATATAAAAATAATCGGAAATATTCATACTCATGTTGGAGAGATATGCCCGGCGATAAAATATGAGTGATAAATTCGATCCTTATAATTTTGACTATAAGGCATATATGTTAGAGACTTATAATCTAACAGAAATGCCTACTAAATATTATCGGGGAGAGTATCGATGTGATGATGTATTTTTGAATGCGCAGGATGCGGTGTGGGTAGAACGGAAGGGAAAAGAACTTGGAGATTATAGAGTAAGCAGTTTTGTTTATAGATTATTTTCTTATGCCGAGGATAATGATACAACATATTATTTGCTGGAGAAAGATAGACCATTTATTGCAATGGAATACTCTTTTACTCGTATAACTACTCCTATTAAAGGCATTGAGAATAAACATATCTGGAACTTTAAGGGGGATAAAGGACTGGCTAGAAACTTTTTTGATGATTATATATTAAAGCTGGAGCCTGTAATCATTTCTGATGCGGCACAAACCGAAAAAGGATTTAATTTTTGGAAGTATCTTTTCGAGGAGCACGTCAAACATAAAAAGACACACAAGATGTATGTAATTGACATCAACAATGAAAATGTAGGAGCACCGATTGAAGACGAAAAACAGATGGAATCATTTTATGCAGACACCAACACCGGAAAATATAGATTTGTATTAGAGAAAAATAACCGACAAAAAATAATTATGGTTACAATTAACGTTAAAAATACTGCTGGAATATCTTTACCGAAGCAGGCCACCAGTTTATCGGCGGGATATGATATAATTACTATATCCGATCCCAAGATAGTCGGTGAGAAGTTAGATGATAAGTTCTTTCTTCCGGACGAACCTAAAGTAGAGTGGTGGAAACATATCTCTTATATTGAATATGAGACTGGGTTATTTATTTCTCCCTCCGACAAAATCATACACACATTGATTTATCCTCGCAGCAGTATAAGTTCAAAGACAAACTTAGTACTGGCAAACTCTGTAGGACTTTTGGATGCTGATTATCGTGGGCATTTGTTATGTAGATTTCGTTATATATGGCAGCCATATGATCTGGCCTGGTTAAATGTAAAAGATCATTCCGATGCCAATGCTCCTTATGTATCAATGACTTTGGGACAAATAAATCCAGAGAAAATATATAAAAAAGGAGACGCCATTGCTCAACTCGTATTTTCTCCTACAACAAATGTCAATTTTCAGTTTGTAGATGAACTGGATCAAACGACTCGTGGAGAGGGTGGGTTTGGGTCAACTGACAAGTCACAATCGCAACCATCAACGATGCCACAAGACCCAAACAAACCTGGAGGGCACATTATTGAACTCTATAATAAGGCTGGCGGCATTCCGATTAAAAAGAGATATATCGATCAAGTAAGAGAGCGTGATAATCCTATATCTTCCAGACCTCCATCGGGTCAACCTATACCTCAAAAAAGTGGAATAAGAGAAAGAATATGAAAAAGATAATTACAGAAAAAGCACTAGAAGAAGCTCAATATTTCTGTGATAAGCATCCTGATAAAGAATGCTTCTCCGAAGTCAAAACTACCAGTTGGTATGGCAGCAAATTCGATATGACAGGCATTGAGTTCCATCTATGCGACGAATGTCTGGAAGAACTCTATAAAGAGTTTCAAGAGAAATATGGTGTTAAACCGAAAGATATAGAAATATGATAATAAAGACAAATAAAGAACAAGTATTCATTCGAGTTATGGCTAAAACCAAGAAAAAGTTTCTCAAAAAACTTGCTGCCTATGAAAACGTAACTCTCCATCATATAATTTTAAAAGAAGATAGCGAGAGATGGGATAGTGAGCGATCAGAAATTGTTCCGCCAAAAATGTACGGAGCATTATTGTCTTACGACAAAGAATAAGGAACAAAAATATGAGTAAAATAACAAAATTGCCAGATGGTTCTGCCTTTTGGGTCACTACTGTCATGTCTAAAAAAGAAGCCATGAAACTTCCTCTAAAGAAACGTCCACTTTGTTTCCGCATTTCTTCTGAAATGTATCACGCAGTTTTTGCGAGTATTGGTCAAGCTTCTTTGTGCTGGATTCCTGCGCCAAGCAAGGAAGTATTTGATTCTGAGAGAGCATCAAATCTTGCCGTGGAGTTATGCTTCAAAATTGCCGACGAAATAGAAAAAGAGAAAGAGAAAAAGTAACATGAAAACAAAAGAAATACTTTGTGGAACGAAAAGAGAATTGGTAGAACATTTCTATAATATAGTAAAAGATACCGAGAAAATGCGCAGTGAGAAAAATCTTCTATATTCCAAAGACGGAATCGAAGGACAGTTGGATGCTATAGATAAAGATAGAAAAGGAATCGGGATAATTTTTTATATGACAATAAAAGAAGAAACTGGAGCAGAACTCCATATGGAACTAAATAGTTCTTATGTTCATATAGATGCACCAGCTTTTGTAGATGAAAAAACAATGCCGACGGATATTAAAATATGAAATCAAAAAAACAAACAAAAAACGAAATCGCAACTAAATGGGAACGCACCGGATTACTAAAACATCTTCGACCTCCCAACAAAGTTAAATGTGCCGGTTTATTGGAAGATGTTGCAACTCTTCTTATCAAGAAAGCAAATGGAGGAAAGGATGTGTCGCCAAAATCAGAAATGATTGCTGGCACCCTTCTTCCAATTGTAAGAGTGCTTTATGGGAAAAAGTCCACAATTAAATCTATGCCAACTGCCCAATGGTTATATGATGATTATATCAAGTTTATAGATTCGGGTCATAATCCACTTGATGACAACATTCCCGTCGTTGGTTATGATCCAGAAAAGAAATGTGTAGATTTGTATGTCAAAGATGTAATTGGGCGTTTGAAATAACAACAAAGAGAATTAAGGAACAAAATATGGGCAAACCTTTATGTGTTTTTGAGGCTCCTCTAATGACCCGGAGCGGATATGGAGACTGGGCAATGACTCTGGTAAAGAGTTTGCTTCGGCATAATAAGTATGACATACATATTATACCTACAATATGGGGAGCATGTTCGAAAAGAAATCTTGATGCCGAAATGAACGATCCCGAAGGGAGAGAAGTTCTAAATAGAGTTCTGAGAGGTCCGTTGGCTCGACAACCAGACATTTATATGAAAGTTTCCATACCAAATGAACTGGTTCCACATGGGAAATATAATATAATACTTACCGCAGGAATCGAAAGCTCTGTTCCGGCAGCACCATGGATAGAGGGAATTAATCGTGCTAATTTATGTATTGTAACCTCTCAACATGTCAAGGATGTCTTTACCGGGGCAACTTATACTAAAAAACTGCCTAATGGAACTACAGAGCCACTGAAGATGAAAACTCCCTGTGAGATTCTTTTTTGGGGAGCCGACACTCGTTATTATCATAAAACTCAAGAGAAAGTGCCCTCTCTTGAAGAAGTTATGGCTGCTGTCAAAGAATCCTTCTCGTTCTTATTTGTAGGGCAATGGACCGCAGGCAATATGCGAGCAGACCGCAAGGCTATTGGATTTCTTATCAAAACATTTCTGGAAACCTTTGCTGGTATTGATAATCCTCCTGCTCTTATTCTTAAAACCAGCGGTGCACAACTCAATACCATGGATAGATATGATTGTATCAACAAAGTAACTGAAGTTACCAACCTGGTAAAAGGATCAATGCCCAATGCAAAACTTCCTAATGTCTATCTTCTTCATGGAGAATTGACTGATGTTGAAATGAATGCATTATATAATCATGAAAAGGTTAAGGCGCATGTTAGTTTCGTACACGGAGAGGGATTTTCCGCTCCGGCATTATTACAAACATTAACAGGGAAGCCTACAATTTATCCTCATTGGAGCGGTCATTTGGACTTTCTCAATCCAAATTATGCTACATTTTTCCCAGGTAAATTAGTACCAATTCCCGACGAAGCCCTTAATGATTGGTTTATCAAGGAAGCCCAATGGTTTGATGTGGATTATGCCGAGGCGGGGAAAATGATGAAAAATGTTTTCTATAATTATGATGGATATACCGAAAATGCCGAGAGACTTAGGGTTGAGAATATGGAGAAATTCTCGATTACGGCAATGGATAAGGTATTTCATGCTTTATTAGATAAGTATGTTCCGCAGTTTGCCGTTGAAGAAACTATTAAACTCCCGAAATTGAAGAGGATTTCTCTTCCCACAGTCAAACCAGTCAACGTTCCAGAAACAAGTAATCCTGTAACAGCATCAAATGTAGTAATACCTGCAAGTGGATGTACTCCACAAAATTCACAATCGATTCCCGAGACTTCGGTTAAACCGACCATTGACAAGGTAAAATGATCCATGGTAAACATTTCATATCTTGTTACATGTCACAATGAAGATCGGACTCTTGCCAATCTTCTTGGGCAACTTTCTCGGTTTGCCGGGGATAGAGATGAAATTGTTATATTAGACGATTTTTCGGATAATCCAAAGACGCAGCAAATACTTTCCGACTATTCCAAAAAGGACAATGTTAGATTGTATCAACATGCACTTGATAAAAACTATGGAGGTCATAAGAATGCTGGTATTGCTCTCTGTAAAAGCGAGTGGATATTTCAGATCGACGGAGACGAATTACCTTCGGAGACTCTCTTACTTAATATTAAAGCCATCATCGAAGAAAATCCAGATACAGAGTTATTTGTTATTCCTCGAATAAACAATTTTCGGGGAGTTACGCCAGAACACGCTAAAATGTGGGGATGGAGATTGACGCCATGTTTGTTCTGTCAAAATCGTCCGATAGTCAACTGGCCCGATTATCAAGGTCGGCTTCATAAAAATATTCCAGATAGAATTAAATGGGACCGGCGATTACATGAGAAATTAGAAGGTTTTAAGAAGTTTACTTCTTTGCCTGCCGATGAAGAATTGGCATTGTATCATGATAAAACTATTGAGGTTCAACTTGCTACCAATAAACGTTATAATGAATGGTTCACTCAAGCCGAAAATCGAGGACACGGAGGATTTAATAGATGAACATTATTATTCCGTTGGGAGGAACCGGAGAGCGTTTTCGCCGACAAGACTATCATACTCCAAAATGTCTAATTCCCGTTCTCGGGAAAGAAATCATCATGTGGGTATTAGAAAGTTTTAAGTTAAATGAAAACGATCATATTACAATCATTTATAACAACGAATTGGAAAACTTCCATTTTGAGGACCGAATTCGAAAGAAAGTCAATAATCACTTCAACTTCGTCAGAATTCCATTCCAAACAAGCGGCCCCGTCGAAACAATTCTCTATGGACTGGATAAACTACCCGAAGAACTGATGGATGAACAACTTGTTATTCATGATGGAGATTCATTCGTCAATGAAAATATCCTCAAAAATATAGTTCCAGGCGAGACCCAAATTTTCTACACTATTGACAAAAATCCCACCCCCAACTTTTCTTACCTTAAGTTGAATGAACATGGCGAAGTCGTCGAAATTGGGGAAAAGAAGAAAATCTCCGACAATGCCAGTATCGGATGCTATGTGTTTGACAATGCTCACACTTTTGTTCGATATGGAAAATTGCTGGCAAACAATATATCAGAACCTTATATTTCTGATCTGTATAATCAAATGCTTGCTGACGGAGTAACTATTAACTCCACCAAAGTCTCCCGTGAAAATTTCGTATGCCTCGGAACCCCCGAACAAATTATAGAATTTGCGTTAAGTCATGAAACTAAACCACTCAGGTTTTGCTTTGACCTGGACAATACGTTAGTTACTTTCCCAAAAATACCAAATGATTATACCAGTGTAGAACCCATTGAAAAAAACATCAAATTCCTATGTCATTTGAAATCTAAAGGCCACACAATTATCATTTATAGTTCCAGGCGTATGTTGACGCACAGTGGAAATGTGGGGAAAATTGTTCGAGACATTGGCAAAATTACCCTCGATACCTTAGAAAAATTCGGCATTCCATATGACGAACTCTACTTTGGAAAACCCTATGCCAATTTCTATTTTGATGATTTAGGAGTGAATTCATTTGATAATTTGGAAAAACACACAGGATTCTATATCAACAACATTGATCCACGAGGATTTAACACCATCCAGATTAAAGATACGACCATAATCAAGACATCGAAGAAAGACCTCGACGGAGAGATTTATTTTTACCATCACGTCCCTGAAAACCTCAAGGGATATTTCCCACAATTTATTCAAACTAAAAACGGATGTTTAGAGATTGAAAAAATTGATGGTATTCTCTATACTAATATTTATTGCCATAATCTGTTTAATACCAATCACATGGATATGTTGTTTGCGGCGATGGAAACATTTCATCAAACTCCAGTAAAAAATGACGAGAGACACTCATCGATTTACACAAACTACGCCAGCAAACTCGCTGCAAGGTTTAATTCCTATGACTATACGAGATTCCACAATTCAAACGTGTTATTTGACAAGATTCATCAACGTCTAATTCAGTACGAAACCCACAACCGGGGTATTAAAGCGGTAATTCACGGTGATATGGTGTTCTCCAATATATTCCTAGTCAGAGGCAATAGTCTCAAGTTTATTGATATGCGAGGGAGGATGGGGACCGAACTTTCCATCTATGGCGATCAGTTCTACGATTATGCTAAAGTATATCAATCTCTCGTCGGATACGATTTTATCTTGAACAATATCACCCCACCATTTGCTTACATTCAGAAAAGTGTGAACTACTTTGAAAAACATTTTTCGGAAAAATTTGGGGATGAACAATTGGAATATTTAAAATACTTGACCAGTAGCCTATTATTTAGTTTGATTCCGCTGCATGACAATAGAAAATGCTATGATTACTACAATCTGATAGAATACTTAATATGACATTTGAAGAATCAATGCTAAAATGTAATACGGAAATGCAGTCTCCTGCTGAGTGGGAGATACTAGAAAAAGCATATAATGATTATTATCTGAATTATAAAGGAGATCGTACTCCGAGGATACCCAAGATAATACATCAGATTTGGTTAGGAAGTCCTTACCCCGATAAATACAAGGCTCTCACGGATATATGGAAAGCAAAACATCCAGACTGGACATTTCTTTTATGGACTGAGAAAGAAATTGAAGAGTTTGGGCTTATCAACAAGGACTTATACAATAAGATGGTTAATCCAAGTGCTAAGTCAGATGTGGTGCGATATGAAGTTGCTTATAGTTATGGCGGGATTTATGTAGATACTGATTTTTATTGTTGCCGCAGTCTTAATGATTTGCTCTACCTCGATTTTTTCTGTGGTATGGTTGGTTCCTACGGAGGAAAGGCCGTCCTTAAAACCAGTGTTGCTCCGTCCATATTTGGGTGTTCACAAGGAAACGAGATGATTAGTCAAATCATTCGGGATATTGGTAAAATAACGGTAGTTCCCCGCAGTATTCCTGAAATTATGGGAATTACTGGTCCTGATATGTTTTCACGAAAAATAGTCGAAAATTTGGATAAAACGCCATGCTCGGTAATATTTCCTCCGAGTTATTTCTTTTCATTCCCATCTTTACGGCGTGAAGCAATTCGTCCAATGTCTTTGGCAGAGACAGAAAATGTTTTGAGTAATTATATGTATCCCGAAACTTATGCTATGCACTTATGGTACTGTAGCTGGCAAAAACAAGAATTATTATGATAGACGAACTCTTGAAAAGCATTCCGGAAAAAGGATATTCGGGGGATATGAACACCACGTCAAGAAGGTTCAAGAAAGACTTATATGAGTTCTTTAATAAACCAGAATTCAAACACAAAGTTGCTCTTGAAATCGGGTGTTATTTTTGTCATACAAGTGTTGTCTTGAGTTACATATTTGATACGGTATATGCATTGCAAGAAGTAGATCGACCCGAGGCCAAGGAGTTTGCACTTAGTCAAGGTCGTCAGAACATTGTTCTCGTTATTCACGACATGTACGGTGGGCAGGATATTCCTATTGAAAGGGCGGATGTCATACTAATTGATGCTATGCATACCTATGATGCCGTGAAGAGTGATGTTCGGAGTGCTCTTAAACTAAAGTCAGATAGGAAAAAGTATTTTGTATTTGATGATTATGGTGCGGGACCGGATGTTAAAACAGCCATCGACGAAATGTGTAATTCGGGATCGCTTGTTAAAGTAATGACAATAGGATATAAAAAAGGCGAGCCATGGGGATTAATCCCATATCCTTTACTTGACGATGAAGGCATAATTTGTAGGGAAATATAACACGGATAATTATTATGACATTTATACGAGGAGACTTATTCGCCGAGATAGCAGATTTCTGCTATACGGACATGAACAATGATGGGGACTATGAGAAAATTCCACATACATTTTCGCCAGAAGCCATTGAAAGTTTCAATGGCATTCCACTGGTCTATACTTCTGGTGCTAACATCCCAAAGGTGATTCCACTGCTCGCTGCCTTAAAGAAGAAACTTGTATTCATCGCCCATAGCAGCGAGAAGGGCATCACGCCCGAATTGTATGCTCAAATGCCTCCTAACATCATTAGGTGGTTTTCCCCGAATATTCAAGTCGTCGGGGAGCGCATAGAATCTATCCCGCTGGGAATAGAAACTCTCCAACGGTTTGAGTTCCATCACGTCCGCAAAGAGGAAAAGATGTTAGAAAAACTCAAGGAAGAAAAGACTCTTAAGAACTTGGTGTATATGTGCCACAGTTCGCATCAGGCCAATGTCGCAGACCGAGAAGAGGCGTATAAGGTACTTGGAAACAAGCCATATGTAACATCT